TGACAGACCTGTGACATTTTTGTCAGTACTCAGACTGTCACTTTGTCACTTTTATATGTCTCTGATACCCATTCTTTTGGACTGGCACGGCATTTGCATTTTATAAAATATAACCAATTAAAATTTTATAAAAATGTCAACACATCACAACACTCAGTATATTACAGATCTTGAAAAGCCAGTATGTTCACTTATTCCAAAAGGATATTCAGTTATTCTTCCACTTAATGATAATAACAATATCCATCCTGGTAGTCATGGAATCATCATCAGAAATACAGGGATTTACACTCTTAATGCTACCAATTTTCCTTATATAAAAGAAAATGGAACTTTGTCATCTGTTAACAAAGTTGCAGGAGTATGGATCGACAGTACTACACATACTTATATAAAGAAGTATCAGATTTTTGTTTCTCCTTTACTTTCTATGGACTCTGTGGGAGATAGATTAACACTTCCTATTGAAATTCTTTCATCTCTTATTCAGATGATAAAGGAACTTAAATTCCCTTTTTCTCCAAATGAAATAGAAAGACTTCTTAATGATAATATTTTAAAATAACTTTTTTGTTCATAACTGGTGTGTCTCTAAAATTTTATAAATGAGACACGCCTTTTTAAAATCTTTAACAATTCTAAAAAACAATTAAAAATGACACTTTTACAACTTAAAAAACTCTTAAACATTTTAGTTCCAGTTATTGGTATATTTGTTTTCTTCCTTTTCCTTAGAAATCTCTTTATTCCTACACTTAGAACAACACTTGAATTTCTTGGATCTACACTCATTCTTCTTCTTAGTGCTTATATTCTTAAAAACATAGAAGATAAACTTAAAAAATAAAGAAATGATATATCTTACAGATAGCAAAAGATATGAAAAGGTACAGAATTTTTTAAATTCTCTTAGTGATGATACCCACATTTTGTTTACAGATGACACATACTTCTCAAAAATAATACTTCTTTCAAATAAGGGTATCTTTGTATCTGGTAAAGACCTTTATCTTCCAAGAGAATATGTTCAAGTAGGTACAGATAAGGTAAAATATTCCCACTTAGTACATCCTGGTATCTTTACAGAGGGTAAAACACCAGTAATTACAAAAGAAAATCCAGTAATTACAAAACTTTCTGATAAAGATTTATCATCTTTTGATATCTTTTTCTATACCCATCTTTCTATTTATGTACATATAAATTTGATAATAGAAATTATTAAAGATTCTAAGATAAAGATTATTTACAAAGATAGTAAACCAACTGTAATAGAAAGCATTATTAACAAACTTAAAAATTTACTTATAAAATGAGAATATCAGACTATGCAGAAGAGAATCTCTTATCTTTAAAAGAAGATTCCCACAGTTCATCTTCAAAAATTACAGAGTTTGTTCCTTTTGGATATTCTGTAATTGTACCTACTGTAACAAATCCTATAAATCAAAGACCTTATCCATATGGATTTGTTATAAGGAGAGATGGTGTTTATAGATTAAACACAGATTCTGTCTATGCTTACAATAGAACAAGTACAGAACCCTCTACTTATAATCTTTCAGGAGATGAGTGGACAACTGATGACCAAGAAAGTTATAAAGTATCTACGCACGAATGTCTCTTTACTCCTGTACTTCCAAAAGACAGTCTTGGAGAAAGAGAATATCTTCCAAATAATGTAATAGATGCTATCTATACAGAAATAATAAAACTTGGATATTTTCCTAAACTTTATTCTCTGATTTATTTCTCTGATTTGGTTACAGAAAGATATAAGGAAGTAATGCTTACAGATCTTAAAAACTTTAAAGAAATGATCCCTTATGGAATTGTTCTTCTTTTTAGAATGAAAGATCCATACAATCTTATTTTTATTCTTTCAAAAAACTGTATGTCCTATACAACAGATTCTATAAAGATAAAAGACTACGCTCTTGGAGAAAGAGAATCAAAGGTTCTATCTGATACACCTTACATTTGGTACAAAGATTCTATCATTTCCACAGACACTTTACCATGTGTAGTTCCAACAACTCTTCCAGATAAAGATAAAAATAATGATTTTGAAAGAATCCTCAAAAATGATATCTTCCTCTTACACGAACTCCATTTTTCTATATCAAGATTTAAAGAAATTCCAGGACTTTTGGATATGCTTTCTGAACTTTCTGTCCCACTTCTTAAAGAACTTTCAGAAGAACTTTCAAATGTAGATGATATTCTTTCAAGTGTACTTACCCTTGAACATAACAAGAGAATAGATGAGGAGATTTTTATACTTGAAAAGCAAATAGAAGAAAAGAGGAGTAAGTATATACAGAAATCAATTAAATAATGTGCGTAATTGTAGCAAAATATCTTTCAAGCACAGGTTGGGTGCTTATGAAGAATAGAGATAGAAATTATAGACCAACCATCACTATGAAGAGTGAAAATAGAGAAAAAGATGATCTTTCTCTTCTTTATATGTACGACCTAAATTCTAAATATGGAGAGGGTATCAATTCAAGTAATATCGGTATTATTTCCAGTGCTACCTTTGTATCAAGAGATGAACTTGAGGGACAAACTGGAAATTATGGAAAGAAAGTAGAATATGCTCCAGATGGTGTAGCAATTAGAGGTGCACTTAGAACACCTGGAACTATCAAAGATTGTATAAGTACATTACTTGAAAAAGGAATGATCGGAAATACACTTCTTTCAAATGGAGATGATTGTTACCTGGTAGAATCTTACATTTCAGACGCAGGAGAATATAAGGTAGAAGTTAGACAACTTCCTAATGTAGTGGGTAGTGCTGTTGTAAGAAGTAATCATGGTGTACTACTTGAAGACGCTGGATATAGAAGAGAAGATGATGAATTTAAGAGAAAGAGTACAGAACTTAGAAAAGAAATGGTGGAAGCAAAAATAGGTAAAGCAAATTCTATTTCTGAAATTATAGATATTCTTTCTGTATACAATGAAAATCCAGAGCCACAGTTCAATCCTCTTCGGTGGGACAGTAGAGAAAGTGCAATGTGTACAACTGGACAACTTCTTGTAGTTCCTAAACAGAAGAAACTTCTTTACCGTAGTATCTTTGATAGAATAGAAGATAAAGTAAGTACACTTGATACTGGACTTTCTTATGAATGGCTTGAACCATTCTCTGTAGAACTGAGTGAAAGAGGTTTCCTTAATGAAAGTTTAGAAGAAGAAATAAAAACAGATGGTCTTTATACTTTTTCGGACAGTAGAGATAAAACCAGATATTTCTTTGAAAGTACAGGAATCCTCCACTATGTAGCAAGAGTAGATGAAAATCTTAAAATAAAACATATTAGAAAGGCTACACCGAAAGATCTCTTAAGTATAAAAAGTAATCCTGCTCTTTCTTTTATAAATAAAGTAAAATAAAAATGGAAGAAAAAGATAAACTTTTTGAAGTTAAAATGATTTATCCAAAAGGATCAAGACTCGATGAAGTTTTGGAACAAAAACCTTTAAAAATTAAGGTAAATAATAACATAAATGAAGTTAAGGATTTTCAGATAAAAATAAAAGATAAGAAACCTGAAAACCTGAGTGAAAACTTAATCCATAAAGATCCTACTATAAACAATATGCTTATGGACTGGGTAAACGAAAATAAAAAGAAATAAAAGAAAGGTATCTCTTTTAAGTTTTTAAAAGTTTTTGGATATTTTAAGTCCTAAGAAGATAAGAAAATTAAAAAAAGATATATCTTCTTTAAGTTAGTAAAAAATAATTAATTAAATTTTAAATATTATGTATAAAATAAATGAATCAAGACTTGTTAAAGATTCAGTTCTTAATGGTGGTAAACCAAATGTAAAAGTATATGCTAGAGAAGACAGATATAGATTTGCTGGTGCAAATGAAGTAGAAATTTATGTAAACAATGGTACTGCATTTAAATTTGACTGTAATGAAGCTGAACAGGCTAACTTAAGTCTTCTTGAACTAATTGGAGCTGAAGATAAATTCAAAGAGCAAGTAATGAATGCTGTAACAACTGCCATTGAAAACTGTATCAAAGATGCTGTAAAATCTTTTGATGTGAAGAAAGCAATTTCTGTTATGGTAGACAATGTTATGAAAGTAGAAAAAGAAGAAAAAATATCTAAGGAAGATACTATTGCCTATGTTAGAGAAACTCTACCTAAGAAAATATTCTCCATCTATGCAAGAGAGTTCGAAGATGAACTAAGAAAGAGAGGATATGGAGATGTAATTGGCGATAGACTTTTACAAGAAAATATAAAATCTAATCTCTCATAATGTAAATTTTAAAGTTAGAGTTTTTGCCTACCTAAATTCACAGGTAGGCAAATTCTTATTTAAAAGTATTAAATAAAAACAATAAAAATTCTTAAATCTTATGAATGGTAAAGAAAAATTCTTAAAGAAATATGGACATCTTCTTTCGGAGGCTAAGTTCATTCCAAATTTTAGAAAAATGTATAGTGGTATGGATATAAAACCTGAAATTACAGGAAATATAGCAAATGTCCACTTAAAAACAGAATCTCCACTTGCTGTAAATCTTTCTAATGAAGAAGTAGCGTACGCATATATGCTTAAAGAAGTAGATTCTCATCAACTTGAAACTCTTTTGTCTGTCCATATTACAAAAGCAATAGAAACAGCATATTCTGAAATTAAAGATTTCATTTCTGTACCTATGCATGTAGCACAACTTATTACAAAGGTAGAACTTGAAACAGGTAGTGATAAAGAGAAAATCCTTAAATGGAGAGACCAGATGGTAGTAAGTGGAGTCTATAAACCACTCCAAAAAGAAATAGACTATCAACTTAAAGTCTATAAATATCTTGATTAAAAATAAAAGAGCCTACCACTAAATTTTGGTAGGCTCTTCTCTAAAAAATAAGATTCGTGAGAATTGGTTTATTTTCTTAACTAAGTAATACTCCTTTTTTTATAAATTCTCTTTTATAAATATCTCCATAGTAAGAATTTACAAAAGGTCTAGCAATTTCTACCATATCTGAGTACTTATTTTGATTTATTAGAAAACTTACATGGTTTTTGATTACTTTATCCACTTGGAACATACTACCAATATTTTGAATAAATTCTTGGATAGTATTTTTAAGTTGTTTGTTTATTTGTTCAACTACAGTAGCCGAAAGTTTTCTATTTCTAAGAAGTAAGAAGAAACTTGCTTTTTCTCTTGGACTTAACTGATAATCTGAATTGAATCCACCAACTAAACCAAAAGTATAAGTACCATCATGTTTATTTTTTACAAAAACTAAACCATGATCTGTTTTAATTTCTTTATCAAATCTGGCTTCATTTGTGTATCTAACTCTTCTACTTTCATATAAATATCCAAGATTTTTAAGTTCAACCATGATATCATCTTTGTAATATGCTAGATCTGAAAGTTCAAGCATATCAACAAAGTTTTTCATATAAGTTTCATCTTTTTTCCATGTATCATACATGTCTTTTACATAATCTTTTAAAATAGATTTCATATCTACACCTGGTAAATTTGGTATTGATATAAGCACATTATAAAGTACCTGCTGTATTTTTTCTGTAAGATCAAGTGTGTATTGTACACCAGAATAATCAAGAAGATCGGCACTTGCTCTTTCTTTTTCGTCTGCTTTATAAATGAATGTACCGTATCCATCAAGAGTTATACTTATAATATCTTCTCCTTTTGGAACATACATGTTGATATGTGGTCTATATCTTGATCTAACATATTTTGTTTGTGTATCTTTAGCAGATTCATTTAAAATTATTCCTCTTTTTTCAACTTCTGCTCTTATTTCATCTTTGTAAGCATAAAGTAAATCAGTACTGTTTGTTTCAAGTCCACTAAATAAATCATGGAAAAATCTATCTAGACTACCACCTACTCTTCTACTTCCTTTAATGACAAAGTCCACATAATCTTTAACAAGTTTATCTCCACTGTTTCTTATACAGATATCTTTAAAGTAAGTATAAACAAAGTTATAAATGTGTTTATGTAATGTTTTTGCAAAAGCCTCTTTGTCTGCTTTAAGTAAAACAGCCTCTTCCTCTGCAGATGCTCGAACACTGTAATCTACAAGATCTCCGATTCTTACTCCAAATTCTCCATTTCTATTTTTATAAGTAAGTGTTATATCATAACTTCCATATTCATCTCTACCACTTTCCTCATTTATTTTATTTTTTATGATTTTGTGTCCATATTTTTCCAAGAATTTAGACTTTTTATCTTGTCTTCCAGCTCTTTCATTCATTTCTACAAAATCCAAGATAGTTTCATTGATTAAATTAGGAATAGCATTTAAGAATATTCTCTTGTATTCTGGATTCATAGAAGTATACATGTGTATCTTGGCATGTTCTTCTGCATTAAAATCTTTGATTTGTACATAATTTTTATTTGTACTACCAAAATAAACCATTACACCACTATATCCTTTATCATGTAACATATAGATTTTATCTGGATCTACACGAACACCTCCTGTAATATTTGCTTCGTTTACCATGTTATTTTCAAGTATTTCTTTAAATTGTTTTTCTAATTCTTCTGAGTATGGAGCAAGTACACCAGACTTTATATTTCTAAGTACTTTCTCCCTTTCTCTATCATCAGTTTTAATTTTTGGATTTTCTTTTAAGAGATTTTCTATGTGATTCTTTGCTAGTTCTCTTATACTGTACTTATCAATAGCATCATGGAGAGCATTTTGCATTTCTATAGCAATTCTACCACGAGTATTATAAGAAAGAATTTCTGGATCTTTCTCATTAATCAAGGTAACAAGTGCCTGAATCTTTGGATCGGAATCTATAAGGATTTCTCCATCCATAGTAATAGAGATATCCCTACCTTTCGGTGTATATTTAAAATTATTCATATTTAAAAATTTAGTTATGTATCCCTTTCTCTAAGGCTTTTCCTTTTTAAGTACAAATTTTGAAACACCTGTAAAATAGATTTTCTCAAATCCTTCACTTCTCATTATTTCACTTTCTGAAAGATTTTTATCATACCCTTGTCTAATTAGTTTACTCTTTTGAGTAGCATATCTGGGTAAATATTCAGTGTTCCTTATCCAACCATAAGGTATAGAAATACTTTCAAAATCCATTCCCAGACTTTCGTAGGTATCTCCTGTGAATTTGTCCATATTGTTATAACTTATAATAGTCTCAAAGTCCACAAGTGAAAGAAGATGCTTAAAGAGTCTTTTTGTTCCACCTATAACAGTAAATCCAGTTTTGGTAGCAAGTCTACCTATTTCATAGAGTTTATCTTTTTTACTCTTTATTCTAAGAGTCATAAGTTGAATAAGTTCATCTTCTTTTGTATAGAGTCCAAGTGCATGTGTACAGGGAACATAACCTTGAAGATGATTATTTTCTAAGAATTCTCTTTGTTCTAATACACTTACTTCTTTAATTTGAAGTTTTCTAGCAAAGAGTTTCTTCTTCTCCAGGATTAAATTCTTTATAAAATTCTCTATTTTAATTTTGTTTTCTAATATTTCCCATTCCCAGACAGAAATGAGTCTAATATTTTTACTTTTACAAAGATTATACTTACGGATGTGGTAATTCTTATTTTTAAATCTCTCAGAATGCCAGTATGATCCATTTATTTCTATACCAAGATTAAACTCTGGAAGAAAGATATCCAGTTCCATAGGTGGAATTTTATCTCTTACTGAGGTAACAACTTCCCCAGAGTAAAAAGATCTTATAAAACTTACAAAATCTTCTTCAAGTTTGGAAGTTCCAAGAAAATGTCTGGCTTTAAGTAATCCACATTCTTTACAACCTTTACCAACTAAATGATTATGAGGTAATTGCAAAAATTCTCCATGCTCTTTACAGATAATTTTTACCTGAGTATGATTATTTGTATATTCTACCTTTGAGTAATCATAAGTGTCTGAGTGTAATTCTTTTGACTTCTGTATAAAATCCTCTGTACTAGATGAACAATTTTCATATATGTGATTTAGAATAGATTCTTTGCCACATTCTTTGCACCCTTTACCTCTTAAATGATTATTTGGTGTTTGAAAGAATGAACCATGTATTTTACAGATAATTTCTATTTTAGTCTTGTAATTTTCTACCTTACTTTTTGAATAATCATATTTGTCTCCATGTACATCTCTGGCTTTTTCAAGAAATTTATCAAATGTAATTGATCTATTTCTACCATTTTCTTTATATCCACATTCTTTGCATCCTTTACCACTTAAATGATTATATGGGATTTGCTCAAATTTTCCATGTACAGGACATATGATTTCTATTCTGGTTTTAGCATTTACATAATCTACAAGAGAATAATCATATCTTTCTCCATGAATCTCTTTTGCTCTATTTATAAAAATATCAGTTGTAAAATTTAAACCCATACAAATTTTATCCTACCTAAATAAAAGAGTTTTTATTTTTTAAGACAAATTTCTGTACTCCTGTAAGATAGATTTTTGAAAATCCTTCACTTCTCATTATTTCACTTTCGGATTTGTTTTTATCAAAACCTTTTTGGATTAGTTTATTTTTTTGAGTCTGATATCTGGGTAAATATACATTATTTTTTATCCAACCATATGGAATTGTTACATTTTCAAAAGTGAGACCAAATCTTTCATAAACTTCTCCTGTGAATTTATCCATATTATTGTAACTGATTATCTCTGTGTAATCTATAAGTGAAAGAAGATGTTTAAAGAGTCTTTCTGTTCCACCAATTACGGAGTATCCTACCCTGGTAGCAAGTCTACCAATTTCAAAAATTTTATTCTTCTTATTTTTTACTCTAAGAGTCATTATTTGGATAAGTTTATTATCTTTGTAGAGTCCAAGTGCATATGTACAGGGAACATAACCTTGAAGATGATTATCATTGAGAAATTCTCTTTGTTCTTTTATGCTTACTTCTTTAATTTGAAGTTTTCTAGCAAAGAGTTTCTTTTTCTCTAAGATTATGTTTTTTATAAAATTCTTTATCTTCTCTTTATCTTTAACAATTTCCCATTCCCAAATAGAAATGAGTCTAATTTCTTTCTCTTTACAAAGATTGTACTTATGAAGATGATAATCTTTTGGCTTAAATTTTTCATTGTGCCAATAGCCACCATTAAATTCAATAGCCAGATTAAGTGATGGAACATAAATATCAAGTTCCATAGGTGGAATTATATCTTTTGAATTTGTAATTATTTCTCCAGAGTAGAAAGTCTTTATAAAATTTATAATTTCTATTTCAAGTTTTGAAGCAGATACTCCACATCTGGGACACCCTGAGCCTTTTAAATGATTATGTGGACTCTGAAAGAATGATCCATGTTTTTTACATATGATTTCTGTTTTTATATCTGCACCTTTATAATCTACCTTTTTATAACTAAAAAGATCTCCATGTAAAAGTTTTGCCTTATATATAAAGTCCTGAGTATTTGAAAAATTATGTTCTGCTGTTCTTTCTCTACCACAAGTTGGACAACCTCTACCCATCATATGTTTCTGTGGTGTTTGTAGAAATGATCCATGTTTTTTACAAATAATCTTTATTTTAGTTCTTGTATCTACATACTCTATCTTTGAATAATCATATAAATTTTTATGTACAATATTTGCTCTCTTTATAAATTCATCTTTTGAGAGCATTATTCTGGATCTTGTATCTTCTTTACTTTTTTCTTTACCACATTCTGTGCAACCTTTACCAGATAAGTGTCCACTTGGAGTTTGTAGAAATGATCCATGTTCTGTACAGATAATTTCTATATGAGTACGATTGTTTTTATAATCTACAAGAGAATAATCATACCTATTTCCATGAATATTTTTTGCTTTCTTTATAAATTCCTCTGTATTTGATGTTTGATCTTTTGCAACCTTAATCCTACTACATTCTTTGCAACCTTTACCACCCAGATGATTAGTTGCCATTTGAATGAATATACCATGAATTTTACATCTTATATCTACATTATATCTAGCACCCATGTATTCTGTACATGAGTAGTCATACTTATCTCCATGTACCTTTCTGGCTTTTTCAATAAAATCCTGAGTTGTTTGTTTCATATTCATAAAAATTTTATAACTTTTGGGTAAAAAGGTTTTTAAAATATGCAAATGATATATATGAGAATAAAAATATTAATATTTAAAAATCATAATATTATGAGTAATTCTTCTTATCATTTCAGTGGTTCGAAAACTTCTGTATCCCTCGATGAACCATTGTTTCTTACTAAATTTATAGTTACCTTTATATTACCTCAGGCATTGCAATCTCGATATGGCACACAAGTACTAACTGAGCAATGTACAAAAATTACAGGTCTAAACCTTGATAAAATGCCAGAAGTGGTAGAACAAGTTAATAGAGGTGTAAGTAGAGAATTTATTGGTACAATAGCCGATACAAAAGTTCACGGAAAGTTTACCTTTGTTGTAAATGTTAGCCCTGATGGGACTCCATATCCACTTAATATTCTTAGAGATTGGGCAGGTCTTTGCTACTCTTATAATACAGGTTCTCAAACTCTTAAAAGAGATTATTCTGGGCAATGTATTATAGAAATTCATGCAAAAGATGGGACACTTATTAGAGCAATTAAATTCCCTATCTTCTTCCCAATGACTCCACCGAATGAAATTGACTTAGACAGTACACAAGACAATATTTACGAATTAGAAATGGAATTTGTCTGTGAAAACGGTCAAGATCTTTTAACTAATACACAAAGTAAGTAAGTTTTTCATTTGCAAATGTTATTTTTATAAACACTTTTTGAGGAAGATCCCATTTTTGGATCTTCCTCAAATTTTTTTAAAAGCTCAGCGATCCTAACACACACAAGGATCGCTGAGCAACTTTAACAATAAATCAATCAAAAAAGCAACAACAGTTTATTTCTTTACAAAATTTACAATTTCTCTGTTTTTCTTCATTCTTTTAATTTCATCTTCTGTTTTGTCACTTAGGTAGCCATATGCACCTGTTGGGAATTGGACAAAGTATGTGTTTCTTTCCATAAATTTTCTATTTTAAAAATAATATTCATTTGGAAGTGTGCAAGTTTCTCCTATTGGGAATTATTTGTGAAATGGAAATTGGGATATTTTATAAGACAAATCATGTAGTGACTATCCAAATGAATATTTTATTCTTTTACTTTTTGTATCCTATACTCAATTGTTCTATTTTTGAGTTCTATTTTAAAACTTTTGTCATCTTCCGAAAGTTTAAAGACCCTTATATGTTTAACTTGAAGCACTATGTTATCTGTATCATAGATTTTTACAAACATTAGTTTTTTAAGATTTAACCATCGTTTTGCAAGTTCCAAAGTAGGTTCTATTCTGTCAAGTTCCCAATTCTTAGAATTGTATCTCTTTTCTATTCTGTAATGCATAAAGATAAAAGGTTTTATTTGAAAAATTTTCTATCTTTATGTTTAAGTTCAATGAGTGTTCTTATAGGATAGGTTTTACCATCTTCTGTATAAAATGTATCCTGTACAACACCTCCACCTGTAACTGCTGTCTTCTTTGCTTTACATTTAAGTTCAGTTTCTGATTTACAAATAATAGGAGCAGAAAGAATAACTACATCATTTTCAAGTTCTATAAGATGGGTAGGATTTTCAAGGATAAGATCTGGATTTTTATCTTTGTAAAGAAGATTACCATTTTCTGTAATTGTGTAGGTAGATTTATTTTTCATAAAAAATTAATATTTTACTCTGGAAATTTATATCTATCTATATTACAGGATTTTGATGTCTAGCATCTACCTTACGAGGATTTTTTATTTCTTTTATTACTTCCTTTCTAACTTCCAAGTGCACAGGTTTTGCTTTGCATGATGATAGAAAAAATAAGATAAGAAGTAGGAAGATAAGATAAACTCTTCTAAAATATAACACTTTCATAACTGTTTTGCTTTTTTAGAGATTCTGTAAGTTCTGCACCAAAGAATTCATTTACTCTTGAAAGTATAGGTGTACAATAGTGCAAGAAATCCTCCATATTCTTCTTTTCTATTTTATATTTTATATAGAAGAGTAAGAAAATAGAAGAAATCTCTTCAATGCTCTCTTTTCTAAAACTTTCAGATTTTTTGCCTGATATTTCTTTGTACTTTCTTGTAAGTATACAGATATCTTTGGATCTTATATTTGTAAAAGTGTTTCCCTGTAAAAGAGAAAGTCCTCTCTGGAGTTCTCTTATTATAGTTTTAAGTTCTCTTCTACCTGCTTCCCAGGTTTTGTAACTGTTTGAATATAAGAATCTTACACCTTTTTCTCTTTTACCCTTGTATTTGCTATCATATGCAGATGAGATAGAACTTTGTGAAAGGATTTGTTTAAGGATTCGGATAGAGTAACTTTGTATTACTATATCCTGTGCTGTTTTAACTGATGTAACTGTCATAACTTAACTATTTTATTTTTAAATTTTATACCTCTCTAATGCCCATCGTTTCAAGGTTTTAAACATATGAGCATTTTAGATTTTACAGATAGAAATAGTCAAATGAATCCTGAGAAAAATAAGGAAGAAGTTTACGGTAGTCCCACTTACCTCCCTGTTTTATTACTATCTCATTTATATCTTTACAATTACTAAGTTCTTGGAAGTCACTAAGGAATTTTCTCCACAAGAAAACTCTTAGATTTTCATTCATAAGTTGAATGGAGAGTTTACTACCTGCACTGTCCAGAGTAGTATTATCTGGAATATAGAGTCCAGTAGGAAGTTTAATTATATTTCCTGTACCCTGTGAAGCCATTCCATTTGGAAAATGAGTACTACAAATAGCACTTTCTGTAATGAAGACATCCTGGTAAGGATCTATGTTTAAAATATTATAAAACTTACTTGCATAGTTCAGTCTTTCAAGAATATCATCTGGAATATCTTTGTGGTAATATTTCTCATTGAGCATTCCAAAGGAAAAACTTCTCCATCTAATCCCATTGTAAGGTTCTTTGTATCTTACTTGGAAAGAGAGTACTCTGTTCTCTGACCTTTGCAAATTTAGAACATAAAGATTGTGGAATCTATCAGTTGCAAAATTTTCAAGAGGGAGGGATAAAATATATCTGGATTTTAAATACTTAAGAACTTCTATATCATGATCAACTGGGTAAATTCCAGAAGTAAGTTTGAAAAATTCTGAAAGAGTAGGTAAGTATTTTTCTATATCATAAAGTGGAGCACCTGATGATGAAGAATAAGTTGTAGAAGTAAGAAGAGATGAATCTACCTTTTTAAGAAATGAAAGATTTATATCTCTTTCAAGTGAGAAATCTTTAACAAAAGAGTAGAGATTTTTTACTGTGTTACAATTAAAACATTTGAAGAAAATAAAAGATTTAAAATATAGCCAACCTCTCTTCTTTTTAGAATCTCTTCGAGAATCTTTGCAATATGGACATGCAAAGTTCATATTCTTTCCTCTCTTTTGTATATCTTGCTTATCTTTATCCTGGGAAAAGATTTCTTTAAGTCTTTCACCTAGATTTCTTTCAAGATATTCATATAGTTTTGAATTGTCTCCAGTAGAGAAATCTTCTATATCGTAGTTAAATTCCATTTTCTTTTTTAAAATTTTCTATTCTTTCAAGTGAAAGTGAGTGATAGGATTCAGATATTTCAGAACCTATCCATTTTCTTCCAGTAAGAATGGAAGCAATTGCAGTTGTCCCAGTTCCCATAAATGGATCATAGACAAGTTCTCCAGGTTTTGAAAATCTATCAATAAGTTTTACAGCAAGATCGATAGGCATACCTGCAGAGTGTGTCCCTGTATATTGCTTATTATTTTTGATATCTATCCAAACATCATTAACTGTGCCTCTTTCAAAGTTAAAATTTGAGAATTTTCTACCTACAGGAGAAATGGAATCAAACATAATAATAAGTTCTGATCCTCTATTTAGAACTCCTACTCCCATAGCAGGTTGTGGATTAGGTTTGCTCCACACAATTATATCTTTTATATCCTCTGCAAATTCTCCAATGATTTTAAATAAACTACTTTTATTCCCTGTTGTAATCATTATATTATAGGCAACCTGCTTAGAGATTCTAAGCATTTCTCTTATAGCAGAAGAATGAAATTTGAAGTAGTCATCTGGCTTCATAAAATCTTCAAAGTCTGCATATTTCTTTGTAATTCCAGTGGCTGAACCCTCTGATCTTTTAACTTCTCCACCTTTTGTAACTTTTCCAAGTAAATTGTAAGGTGGAGAAGTTACAATAAGATCAATTTCTTTATCTCCTATCCTTTTCATTGTATCCATGCAGGATTCGAGATATATTTTTGAGTGTTCCATTTTAAAAAAGTTTTGGTTTTTCTTTTGGTTCAAAAACGATACGGACACCATTCAAAATTTCTACAAAAGTAGATGTTATCATATCTTTTGAAAGATTTTCTATATCAGAGGGTTCTCCTGAGAGCATATTTGGGTCTACACACACAAGTTTATCATCTACCTTATGGAACTGCATATCCAGGTGTCCTATTTTGCTCTCTATTTCTTTCTTCATTTTTAGGAAAGAACCAGAAATTTTCTCGGTCTGTTTCGTATAAAAAGTAATAATTTCAAGGACTTCTTTCTTATTCTTTTTAGAAATGGTAAATTTATATTCTTTTGGAGAGAACAGGGCACCTATATTTTTGAGTTCTTTAAATGATGCAGTGGAGAAGTCCTGTGGATAAATCAGAATATCTTTTCCTTTCTCTTCTACTTCGAAATATTCTTTGTTTGGAAGTCCTTTTATACCGAACGATTTCATTTCTTGTAAATTTTTGGAAATAAAATGTGGGAAGACTTTTGAGAATTTATCTTTACTTATCTTCCCACAGGGTTAAAAATAAAATAGCAAATGATTTTCTTTTAAATTTTATAATATGCTGATATCAGAGTATCCTTAATCTTTGGAACAATGATCTCCAAAAGATGATCTCCAAAACTTCCAGAATTTGTCCAAGCAAGATCTCCAGGCTTATATAGTACCTCAGTTTTTACAGGTTCTCCATCTATAACTTCTGTAGTAAGAGCCATAGCATAAAGTCTTCCTACATCAAGTAAGGTTTGTCTATCTTCGGGATGTTGTAATTTTGCAAATGTTTCATCATCTATACTGATATCCAAATCTATAATATACTTAATCTTTGGTCTTTGTTCTGAATAGACAGTTACATTATTAATTACATTTTTCTTAATATCAAAGAAAAATTTAATATAGTCGAGTCTGATATATGAGATTTTTTCCATAGAAGTTTTTATCTTTTTATGATATTTTCTCCAAGAGCATGTCCAAGAAGTTTATAAAGCATATATGCTGTACTCTTTCTTATAGAAAATTTAGTAAGTAGAGCATCATGTTCTTCACTATAAGTGGAAGCACATCTATTTTTTACTTTTCCATCAGAATCATAGATTTCATCTTTGGAAAGTCCTTCAAGTCCAAGAATGAAATAAACAGAATCATTAACTGCTTTAAGTTCTACTTTTGAAATTACACCATCCTGTTCGTACTCGCCTTTTATATGAGTATTGTCATTTCTGTAACCTGTAATTGTATAATGCAATGGATCTGTATATTTTATATCAGATAAAGTAACAAGTTTAATATCTGAGTTCATATCTATGTTGCGAATATCTTCTACATCAAAGATACCTACATATGTTCCAACTTCTTCTCCTTTACCTACAATTACAACTTCTTTGTACTCTTCATTTTCTGATTTTCTTCCAAGCATTACAGCAGGGAATTTTCTAACTTTAATTTCATTTTTCATTTTTTAAAGATTTTTAGTAAGTTTTATAATTTCTTGAATTTCCATTTCTGAAAGATTTTTCCCATTTTGAGTATCATCTCCAAGTATTCTAATTTTTTGAATTATATCTCTCGAAAGTACACATGTTCCAAGTGTACCTGTAAATTTTCTTACAGTGACAGACATTTCAGTTGTAGAAAGATGTCCAATAGATGTCACTTTTGCAAGAGTAAAATTATAGTATAGAAGTGTTCCAACTCTTACATCATCTAAGGTACTATCTCCAACTTTATCAAAGTACCTAAGTATTGCTTGTGTTCTTGTCATATTTTTAAAATAAAGGATTTAAAATAATAAGTCCAGGTTTTATTTCTGGTATACCAAGTACAGACAGAATATTGTTTACAGGATTAAGTATCATCTTCTTAAATTGAGCATCTATATCCACAGGAGGTAGTATTTCTTGTGGAATCGTTCCAACAGGGAATCCAAAAACTCCAACTTGATCTTTACAAAGGTAGTATTGAATCTTGGTACCATTCTTAATATTGGTATATTGAAATTTATGATTTGAATTGTGAAGTCTAAAGTTGTAATTGATACTGGCTTTTATATGCATTGGTGTTCTATCCATATATTCAATAGCAGTAGTATCATTGATGACATATTTGTTATATCCATTAACTCTGACAGCCTCAGAAATCTGATCGATAGAAATTACAGAGAATTCAGTTTTTATTCTTTTAAGCATTGAATGAATTTCTTGTACTCTTATTTCATCTGTACTCATGACATAAGAGATCATCTCTTTAATTTTATTCCGTACAAATTCTGGGAATGATTGCTTGTTAGCTTCTATTCCTTTAATCTGTATATCGGACATAGACTGTTTAATTACTCCGTCATCCCATATTGGATCTTTAATGTAGTGTTTCTTTCCAGTCCAAAAACAGGCTTTATTAATCTGTTCAAGTGAAAGTTTGAAAGATTTAGAACCATCTTGCTTAGTCTTTATTCCTCCATAAGATGCTACAAAGTCATCAAGTTTATCTTCTACATACTTCTTAAATCTACTTTGCCAACAGAGAAGTGTAACTTTAATAATTACATCATCTATCTTTTTATCTACATCAAGAGAATCCAGAATTGGATCTACAGTAAACATTACAGAGTCTGTATCTGCATATTTCACTGCATTGTAAGTGACAGGTTTTGGATCTTCTTTAAAGTTGTAACCTGCTTCCTTAAGTTTTTCATGAAGTTCTTTGTCTTCATGCCAGAGTTCTTTAAAGTAGTGATTGAATATGTCATCAATTGTATACTTTATAAGTGCACGGCTTATAGAAGTTACAGAACTGGCAACATCTCTGTTGTAATTGAAGAACTTAAAGAATCCAATTGCTCCATATACTGAATTGACATAAATTTTTAAAGCCATATTCTCATTATTTGTATCAACTTGGAGTCTTTCAAGTCTTTCTATTTCTCTTTCAATCTCTTCCCTTGTATAAGAGTTTCCCTCTTTAAAAGTAGAATGATTAAGTTTCTGTTTTATTTCATACATCATAAAAATAATATACAGAGTAAAATATAGAATGTTTCATATGTAAAAACATAAACATTCTTCTTGTGATAATATTTCTATGAGAAAGATAAGAAAGAGTGTGTATGATATTAGTAGACTTCTTAGACTTATAGGGAGTTCTATACCAAAAGATGATAAAGTATTCAGTCCAGAAGAGATTGTAAACACTGTAATAGAAAAAGACACGAAGAAAGAATTTACAAGAGGGAACATTTATACATACATGAAACATCTTTCAGAGATTGGATATCTGGCAAAAATAGGACATGGAAAATATCTTCCACTTAGAAAAATTTCCATTACAGAAAGAAATCTTAAAAATACACTTGAACTTACATTTGTAGAAAGACATAAAATAGTGTCACATACACTTCTTCAAAACATTTTACCTAAAATAGAAAAAATTATTATAAAGAAGAAAGAAGACAAAAAGAAATCATCTTATCTTTTTATATCTTCTATGGACAGATATCTCATCTACTCTATTGAAGATAAAAAGATAATCAAGAGAGAAGATATAAAAGAACTTCACTTGCTTGAATTTGGTAGTAAGATAGAAAAACTTTGGTTAAATTTAAAAATAGAAATTAGTTATGATGACAAAAATAATAAGTGGATTTCCAGGAGTTGGAAAATCACATCTTGGAAAGAGATCAGATAATGAAGTTAAAGTCCTCGACCTTGAAAGTAGCGACTTTAAAGGAGAGAACAGATGGGAAGATTATAAGAATGAAATTAAAAATCAAATAGGAAAAGTAGATGTACTTTTTGTCTCTTCCCATAAGGAAACCAGAAAGATTCTTTCTGAACTTGGACTTAATTTTTACCTGGTTTACCCGGATAGAAGTTTAAAAGATGAATATCTCAGAAGATACACAGAAAGAGGTTCATCTGAAAGTTTTATTGATATGATGGATAAGAATTTTGACCTTTTTATAGATTCCATAGAGAATGAAGAAGTAAGATGTGCAAAGATTAAACTTACAGGAGAAAATGAGTATCTGGACTCTTTCTTAAATTTTATGAACTTTTTAGATGTACTTAAAGAAAATGAAAAATAAAGACTTTTATTCTATAAATCTTAGAGAACTTGCAGAGTCATATAAAAATAACAAGAGAACACTCTCTGCTATAAGAAATCATGATGGTGGAGATCCTGCTCACTTAAAGAGAATAGAAGATGAGAATAAAGAGATTCTTGAAGCATTTAATGTGAGGAAGCAGACAAGAATGACTCAACTAAGTGAGCAAATTACTCTTGTGCAAATGGAACTTACAAAAATAGAAAAACTTACACTTGACAACCTTTTTGAATATTATCCATGATACTTAGACCTTACCAAGAAATAGACCTTAAAAATATAGTTTCTCTCCTTGAATCTGGAGAGAAACTTGTATATAGACTCGATACAGGAGGTGGAAAGACTATTGTGCTTACCCATGTTATAAAAGACCACCTCAAGAAAGGTGGAAAAGTTCTTGTTCTTGCACATAGAGAAAGACTACTTACGCAAATGAAAGATAGACTTTTGGACATAGGTGTAGATTCTAAAATTCTTATGAAAAATGAGGAAATAGAAGAAAATGATAAAGTTTTACTTTCTACTATGCAGAGTGCTTCTATAGATAAAAGACTTGAAAAACTTTCTCATTTTTCTCCTACTCTTATTGTTATAGATGAATGCCATAGAAGTGTATCAAATTCTTACAAGAAAATTCTTTCTACCTTACTTACAGAAAGTTGTTCACTTCTTGGAGTAACTGCCACACCGAATAGACTTGATGGTACATCTCTTTCAGATATTTATACATTCCTACTTGAAAGCAGTATTTCAAGAGAAGAACTGATTAAACAGGGTTATCTTCTTGATGTAGATTACCTGTCTTCTCCACCTGTCGATTACTCTACTGTAAAGAAAAATAAAAATGGAGAATTTTTACTTACAGGACTTGAAGATAAAATTGATACGGAAAGTAATACAGAAAAGATTATTGGTTCTTTTAAAAAATATGGAGGTACAAAAAATACAATTGTTTTTGCTATAAGTATAAAACATGCTAAAAATTTAAAAGAAGCATTCTTAAAAAATGGATACATAGCCGAAGTTCTTTCTATAGAAGTTAAAGAAGATGAAAGACAGAGGATTCTTTCAGAGTTCTCAAAAACTATTCAAATTCTTATTTGTGTAGAAATTCTGACAGAGGGTGTAGATCTTCCAGAATGTGAATGTGTACTACTTTGTAGACCTACCCAATCTCTGGCTCTCTATCTCCAAATGGTAGGTCGTGCACTTAGACCAAATGGAGAAATGGAGAAAGCACAGATTCTTGATCCTGTTGGAATGCTTCACTTACATGGGCATCCAAATGATAAATGGAAATGGTCACTTTATGGTCAAGTTGTACCCCGAAATATCCCAAAGATTGTAATTGGAGATAAAGAGTACAAGAGAGGTGTAGAACTTGAGTGTTCTCCTGTAGAAAATATAACTTCAGATGAGTATTTCTCTGAAAGCAAAGAGATACTTTCTGTACTTTCTGACTCTACTATAAAGATTAAAGGTGCTACTGTTATAGAAATTACAAAGAAGATACTTTCGGATGCCCAGGTAAGTGATTTTGAGGTAGATTACTATCTTACAAATAGTACAAGATGTTACTTAAAATCAAAAACTCTTGGAAGTTTCTACATAGAACTTGTACAAGGAGTACTTCCAAATGTAATATCTTATCCAGAGATGATGGAAAATATTGCAGAATGTATAACTTCTATGGAGAGATATGTGGTTATTGGAAAAATTTCAGAAGTTATTCTAAAAAATAGGCTAAGTTATGCAAGTTTTATAAGCAAACAAAGTACAGAAGTAGATGATAGAGAACTTTCGAAAGGAATAGCATGGCTTAGAGAATCACTTCAAGATGAACTTGAATCTTACATTTCATCTCTTCTTTCTGTTTATAAGAAAGTAAAAATAAGTGTTCATGGAGAAAATCTAAATATAAGCAGATATGTTCCTATAAGTTACAAAGAAAATGTAAGTACTTGGTCATTTATTCTTTCTGGAAGTAAACTTCTTAAAAAGAGTATGGTTACTATTGTAAATGAAAATATTGATCAGAAGATACCCATGAATATGTACAAGGAAGAACTTCTTGAAATCTTTTTAAAACTTGGAAAAACCATATCTTTTCATCTTATAGACAAGTAGATAACAAAACCTTTAAAGAGATGACTTGTGAAGAACTTCAACAACTTGCAGAAAAAGAACAAAAAATTTCTCCACCATATAAAATTCTTTCTTATGAAAATGAATATATGATGGAGGTCTCTTTATTATCAGTATGTGATAAACTTCTCTGTAAATATCAATACTTTAAGAAAAGAGGAAATATGAAAAAAATCATTAAAAATGAGAAGAACTCTAAATGAGAATACAATTATACTATCTAAAAAGAAATACAAAGAAATAATAAGTAGGGTGCTTGAGCAGAGTACCTCAGACATAGGTGTTTTCCTTTCAGATGAAATCTTTGAAATTGCTCAAAAACAGATAAAAATAAAATGGAAAAGTAGCATAGTAGTACTTACAGGTAGCGTAGGTACAGGAGTAGTCTCCTCTACACTTAAAGCAGGAGAACCTATTTTAATATCCAAACTTTATAAAGAAGTTGGGAGAATATACAGAGAAACACTTGACAAATATACTCTAAGTCTTTACTCTCCAATTTCTAAACTTGAAATAGAAAGACTTGAACTCATAAGAGTTCTTCTTAATAGTAATACTCTTGAACTTATGAGTGATATACAACTTATTGGTGTTCCTTTAGAAATTAATACAACATCACTTAGAGACTATGTTCTTGAAAGAAATAGAATTGGTACTGTTGTCCAAAGTTTAATCTCAAAAGGCTATATTAGAAAACATAAAAATCTAAAATATTCAATTACTGCAAGTGGATATAAGTACTTTACTTTAAAGAAGCATCATCTTACTACCATAATGCCTCCAACTTCTTCATTTCTTACACCTACTGTAATCTCTTCTATATCTTCAGTAATTAAAGCATCTATTTCATCTACTATAAAGAAAATGGGTATGGAAATGGAACTTTCAGAGGTTATAGAACATGAAAGTAAAATAGAACTTAAAATTTTCATATCTCCCACAGATATAACAGGTGGAGAGGTCTTTTGGAGAGGTAAATGGTACAGGATTCTTGGAGAACTTGGAGGTAGAGCAGTTCTTCAAGGTAAGAAGAACATGGAACATCTTACGCTCAGTCTTTCTACTTTAAAAAGACTTGATATAAAAAAGAGAGGAGATTAAAAATAAAATCTCCTCTCCAATTTAATAAATTATAAAACATGAAAAATTCAAAGGTCTTTGATTTCTGGGTATGTAAATAAAAATTTAACATCCAGAGTTTCCCAATTTACTTTTGGTCTGTTATCTATTTGGAAGCAAGGTGCTGTTTTGTCATACTTTGATGCCATGTAAAAGAACAGACTAAGTGGGTGGACTTTAAAATCTACAAAAGTATCTTCAAGAAAATTAAAACTTCTACTTCTCTTTGACATGTCAAGTGTCCACCTTTCAGAAGGTATACCACCATAGCCAGAAGTTTCAAAATCCCAATCCTCAAGACATCCACCATATCTTCTTTCAAATTCTTTATCTGGAATAACACATATAATATCTATATCTCTTGGATTTTCTTTACTTGGATTCACTTGTGAACCTACAAGGAAGCAGTAGCCATTATAATATTGAGATAGTCTATGACAGGCAAACCTAAGTGGGTTCATTCTTTCTATTGGAAAATTAAGTTTTGTCATATTACCAACCTCTTATTATTTTAAGAACTGTTTTAATTTCTCTTTCATCACTTCTGTAAATGTAAGTAGAATCATTATACTGCATTCGTGTACTTATATCATCTTCATGTGCATACAGGTATTTCACTTTTCTACCTGTTGGACTTTCAAGGATTATCTCTTTTGGAATAGATTCAAGAACATATCCAGTATCTCTAAGAAAATCAGAGTAAGTAATTATAATTGTATTTTCTTTCTTATCAAAATCTTTACTTTCTATTTTATATTCTACATTTTTTATATTTCTGTCAATTTGAATATCATCAGAAAGTATAATACCACCACTTGTTCTTATAATGTCGTAATATCCTTGTCTGTGTCTTTTACTTTCAAATCTTACAGTTTGATACTTAATCTTTCCCTCTTTATCTTTAATTTTGAGTTTTCTGAAAACCTGTAAATCATGTTTTACATAGACTTTCTTCATTGATCCATATTTCCCTATCATAGAATTTAAAATATTTTTATATGTAACTGAGTCTTCTTATTTTCTGAATTGTAAAATGTAGTTTTATTTTTATGATTTTCATAAGTATAAACCTCAAAACCTCCTGTTTTTGTATTTACAAGAGTAATTTTACTTGGTAATGTGTCTATTTCTTGGATACTTAAATTTATCCAATCTATGGAAAATATACCTTTTGAAAATGAAATATTTTTATCTGGAAGATAAAGAGTAATTTCTTTTTCTTCTATATCAAGGTAAATTCCTGTAACAGAAGATCCACTGTTTATTATTTTAGTATGTAAATTAGAGAAGTGGGTAGAAGATGTAACAACATACTCTTTTGTAATATGTCCAAATGAATTTTTAATATTAAGTAAGTACCGTAACTTTGCCATTTTCTCTTTTTCAAATTTTATACAAAAAGGAGGTCAACTGTTGCGTAAGAAGACCTCCTCTGGATAAAAATAATAAAAACTATAAAGAATGAAAGGATTCCTATGGTTCTACTTTATTTGATTTAGAATAAACTTCTTCAAGAATATCTGCGTACTGTATATTTTTTCTTTCAAGAAGTTTAAAGATATCATCTCCAAGTATTTTATAAAGTTCTTCTCCGTACTGTTCTATAATATTTGCCTCTGAAATGAAATCCATACCAAAGCAAACTTCTATAACTGAGTAACTTATTATTTTCTTTATTTTATCTTCCATTAGTTTATAAGTTTTTCATAAAGAGAATCAAAAAGGATATCTCTCAGATTTACAATTCCATTTTTAGTATCTGTAAGTATACAAGAGTTTTCAAGAATCTTTATAACATCAGATTTCTCAAGTGTAGGACTCTCAAGTGTACTGTATTTCAAAAGAATATCTTTTATATCAGATAGTGTAGGTAAGTAAGTTTTAATATCATAAGGAATTTCTTTTACACTATAAATTTCACATGGACAAAAGTTTCTATCTCCTACAAAATATTCTCCATTTTCATCAATTTCTCCTACCACCCAATATGCTACATTTTCCATTATGAGGAACATATATCTACCTGCTTTCATATGTTCTTAAGTTTAAATTTAAGAAAGAATCCATCAGTAATAAAGATATAAAGAGAATCTACTACTTGAAGTGTATATTCTTCAATTGGATTGTCCAGAAATGCAGTTTTAAATTCTTTTGGAGAATCTACTTTTTCTACAACCTCTACAAGAATATCCATATCTATGTTATATTTACATTCTATCTTATATCTGACTGCAATATTTAAGTACTTAGAAAGAATTTCATGATTGTATAATGGAAAGAGTTTTTCATCAAGTTTTGCTTCTTCTATCATCTTTACTGTCTTCTTTGGAGTTTTTACAATTTCTACTTTCTGTTTTGTTCCTACAATAATAAGAGATTCTCCTACTTCTCCAATGATAGTCCCATCTATAAGATCAGTCCGGGTTCTGATTAGTCTTCTTTCTATTTTTCTCATCTTCTTTAATTATTTTATCTTCAAGTTCTGCAATCCAATAACTGGATTTTCTCTTTATTTTTATATCTCCATTTTTTGCTTTAAGTATAACATGAGTCTTTGTGATATCCATAGAAGACAAGGAGATACTATGTCTTTCACATAAGAACCTAAGAGCAGGTACAAGCCCCTCTTCTGTATCAAAAACCAAAGGAGATACCTTTTCTTTCATTTTTAAAAGATAACTTTTATGTGCATATTTAAGATCTTTGGAAAGTCTAAATTTTTTAACTGATTTTAAACAGAATGAAATGAAATCTGGTTCTTTCTCAAAGACTTCCTGCAAAGTATGTTCCCTGTGTCTTCTTGAAAATCCAAGTTTTTCATTAATATCATCGTAAAGTTTCATAAAAAGAATTTTTAAGTTTTTTGTTTATTTCTTTTTTACAAGTGCAAGTGCTGACTTATTTACAAGTATACTATCTTTAGAAAGTGGAACATCCAGGTGGATACCCTCTGCTGATGTACATCTTGAAAGAGCAACATAAACCTGTCCATCTGCAAAAAATCCAGTTCCTGTTTGTATATTAAGTTCACTAAAAGTAAGTCCTTGACTTTTATGAATAGAAATTCCATATGCAAGTGAAAGAGGATATTGGGTCATGATAGCAGTAATGATAGACACAATCTTTCCATTAGTATATGTATATGATCTAAGTTCAAAATCAACAGTAGAAATTGGAACTACCCCAGTGTCATCATCAAGATCTACATAGATAGTCCCATCTTTTATTTTTACAATAGTCCCAATTGATCCATTTGAGTAACCCTCTCCATTCTTTCTTATCATAACTTTACAACCAAGTTTGTACCTAAATTTGTAATCAACAGGGAAAGCACTCCATTCAATTTTATCTCCTGTAATATTGTTAATCTTTCCAAGATGTTCATAGAGTGGAGAATCTATATTTTCAAGTGCAACTGTGTTTATTCTATCTGCTGTAGCATTAGTGGTACAAAGAGTAATAGCCTGAGGATTTGGAGGAGATACAATTATCTGATTAAGTTCAGAAAGTTCATCTGAAGTAATTTCTCCTGTTCTGATTTTATCTAGCCATCCAGCGAACTTGCTATCTTCTGCTTGTCTATATTTCTTTGTAAATTGAACAAGTTTAAATTTACCTGCTTTAAAACCTGGAGTATTCCAAAACCAATCTCCTCCAAATGTATGTTTAAGATAGAGTTTTTCTTCTATAGTTGCTACAACTGGGGCAAGTTGAAGAACATCTCCCAAGAAAACCATCTGTTTACCTCCAAAAGGTTCAAAATTCTCTGTGTTATATTTAAGAAAGAGATCAATATAATTCAGTACATCACTTCTACACATACTGATTTCATCTACTACTATAATATCAACTTCTTTATAAAGTTTTGCTTCTTCTTCTTTAAGAACTTTTACAGAGTTTGTAGAAAGTTCCCCACCGATTGGAATTTTAAAGTAAGAATGCAGGGTTTGTGCACTTCCTGTACGCTGTGCCATATTTATACTGGTTATTCCAGTAGGTGCAAGATAGACAACTTTCTTTCCCTGGCTTTCAAATTTCTTATTCATATAATAAAGGAAAGTACTCTTCCCAGTTCCTGCTACCCCAAGAATAAGAAGATTATATCCTGAGTCTATTCCTTTTTCTGCAAGTAAGAATTTTTCATTTATTTGGATTTCCATTTCCATTTCTTTAAAGTTTTTATAAGTTTTTATCCTTTAAGAAGTGATTTTAAATAGTGAATATCTTGTTCAAGATCGATTACCATGTACTTGGCTTTTCTACGCTGTTCAAATCTTTCAGAAACAAGTTTTCTATTAATTCCATCTCTTTCTGATGTATAAATCATATCATTCTCCGTGCGAATATGTTTTGTAATGTCATATTTGATATAATCTCCATCCATAGTAAGTATAGTTTCCCTGTCTTCCATTAGTCTACCTACCATTGTATCCACTCCCATATTGAAAGAAAGCATAATAGATGGATATTGAGATTCGTAATCGGCAATAAGAATATTTTTATGTTTTCCAACCTCTGGTTCAAGTACAAATGCTCCCTCATATTTGTCATAAACATTGTCATTCTTGGAAAGTATAACTACTTTATTTTCCTCAAGAAATAGTCTAATCATGTCATTTTGTACCATTCGAGTCATATAAACGCAACTTGCAAGTTCTGTCCATGTAATCTTTGAAAGATTGAGCAGGAGTTGTAAAGTATTAAGTTTTCTATGAATGAGCATTACAAGAATTGTATCTATGACATTATAGACAACATAACTTTCAAAGTCATTAGAGTAGAGATCATCAAGTGAACCCTGGTAGTCGAGTTTCTTTACTCCCAGAACCTGTGTTCCTACATCTCCAAGATTTAATGATGTCTTAAATTTTATACTTCTGTCATAGAGCGAATAGATTTCCATATAGTCAAAAATGAATCTATGTACAGGAAGTTCTGCTGTATGTACAATTTCTTTGTTATACTTGTCGGAGATTGATACAGATGTAAATCTCTTGGTTGGACTTATAGGTTTATAATCTATGTTAAGTCTTTTCATTCTATTGATAATATATTGCCAGTCAAACTTTATAAAGTTCCACCCAGTAATACAGGGCATCTGTTTACAAAGTTCAACAAGTGCTTTAAGCATAGACACCTCATTTGGATAGTACAGGTACTTAAATTTTACATCTGGAAGTAAATGTTCTGGTATATCTTTAAAGTGGTCTTTTATTCTCTTTTCTATACTTTCAAGTTGGGCAGGAGAAAGTACCTTTGTACCCATTACATATGATGTATTTGTAGGAGAAAAAATAGCAATAGTAGTAATAGAAGTTAGAGCCAATTCAGCTGATGGAAATGTACCATCTGCATTTGCAGATACTTCTATATCCAGAGAATACATTGCTGGAACATTTGAATTGTAGATAGCATCTGTAGTTGACTTTGGGAGTTTAGACATAAGTTCTATTATCCGTGTAAGAGAAAGCCTACCTCTGCCCCCTGTCTTTCTTACAGGAAGTCCAGTATGTGATTTCTTTTCTCTTGATACAAATGGATCATCAGGGTCACAGATGGCCCATTCAAAATTTTCTCTTTGAGGAATCTGAATCTTTTTAAGGAGAATCTTTCCAGAAGTATCATATGTGGACACGACAAGAGTATCTCCCTGTTGGTCTATATTGATCATAGTTTTTAGTTCATGTTTAATTCTATGGTGAGTTTCTGTCTATAAGAAAGTTTTATAGCATTTACAAAGTAAGATATACCATTTTTATAAATGTAGTACAGAACTTTAGCAAAGAGAAGAGTTTTTATTTCATAAGTTCTATCATCTTCTCCTGGATAGAGATAATTTATTATATGAGAAAATGATATAGCAAGTTCATCTGGACAAACATTATCAATCATGTCTATATTGTTATTTTTATTATCTACATAAATAGCAGATATAAGTACAGCAAGTTCCTGAACAGTTTTAAATATCTCTTTCTCATCTTCTTTTTCAAAGACACCGAATATAAACATCATTTTGTCCTCTATATGGGACATTCTTTCTCTTATTTTTTCAAAATCTTTATGCATGGCTCTCTGTATTAAGTCCTTGTTCAAGTGCAGAAATTGTTTCTACAAATAAGTTAAATCCATTAAGGTAAGTGTAGTAGATTATCGTAGCAAATGTAGAACTTTTGATAAGATCAGAGTCCGGGATAGAACTGTCGATATCTTCTTCAAGAACTTGAGACATTGCTATTACAATATCTTCAATTGGGAGATCTTTGTAAGTAGGAAAAAGTATCATAAATCTTGAACAAAGATGTAAGATAAGTCCCTCAATGTCATCAAATAGTTTTTCTTCATCAAGTGTGGAGAGATTTTCCACTACTTTTGTGCAATGATCTCTCATTACATCTGATTTTAAAAGTATCTTTTCAAAATCCTTATGCATTTCTTTCATAAAAGTTTTTATTTTAGTTTTATCTATAAATGTTATACCTTTCTAATGCCCATCGTTTCAAAGTTTTATAAATATGAGAGACCTTACAAAAATGCAAGGTCTCTCGATTGTTGTATTCCGTAAATAAACATTAAAGATTTAAAGATCATCAAGATCATCAAGACTAATGTCTGAGAAATCATTATCAGAAGTACTTGTTTCTGCTTGAGATATTTCCATAGAACTCTCTGCTACAGTATCAAATGACATTTCTTCAACTTCAATATTTTCAGTATCACTTTCCAAATTGTAATCTTCTGTTTTAGTTGTGGCTACACCAGTAGAATTTGAGAAGTAAGGCTTTCCATATGCTTGTTGATAAATTGAATTAAAGAGTTTTGGATCATCTATAAGAGATTTTACAATCTCCACATATTGTTCCTCTTGTTGAGGTGTCCAGGGTTGATATTTTACTTTATCCAGGTCTGGAGCAGTACTTAAGTATTCAAGAATTTTCTTCTTGTTCTCTGGTGTAGGGTCTTCAAGAACTTCTCCATTAATAGAAATACCACTTCTGTCATCAAGGAAGTATGAACTTTCATAAGAAGTAATATTTCCTGTTTCAGTTGGTTTTTCTTGCATAATAAGTGCAAAATTCTTACCTTTGAAAACATCTTGAACTATACAAGATTTCTTACCTATTGAAAGATTCTCTTCAAGTTGATGATCAATTTTCTCCTTGATTTGTTTAGAGAATCTCATTATAAGAATCTTACCCTCAAGTTCTGGTTGATGTTCATCTTTGATTACCTGCACCAGTGCCCAATAATAAAATCTTCTTGTAAAATGTCTACCAACTGCTTTATAAATTGGATTTGTAAGTTTGTTAAGGGTCATTTTTGCAACACTCATAATGTTGTTGTTATTCCCTGCATTACTTGGACAATCTACTTGGATTCTGGCATTTGGGTTCTTAGGATCTGGAAGAAAGTAAATGTATTTTCCAATAATATTACCTCCAGCTGGATCTTTTGGATTAGGTAAAAATCTGATAATAGAAGAATATTTTTTATTCTTCTTTGCAAGTTCCCCAGTTAGTCCTACTTGATAAAGATCTGGATCTCTTTGAAATTCACCAGATGAACCATGTTCACCTGCTACTACAAAATTTTCTTCTTTAAGGTCGAAGATTGAGTTTACATTTTCTGACATGTTTTAAATATTTAATGTTTACAAAAATAATACCCTACTGGAAATGGAAATGTTTCAAAAACAGACTTCCAAAGTCATTACAACTTTGGAAGTTTAGGTGTTTTTGGAAGTTTAGGAGAAGAAAGAGAAGAGTAGTTTGGCATTTTAGAATATTGCTGTTTCTCTTGCTCTTTCTGTTTCTTTTCTTTCTGTTTCTCCATTTGTATCCAAGTATCAATGAGATCTTTATATTCAAAGTATCTCATCTTGGATATGGAATCTGGAGGTATGCTCTTATGCAGGATCAGATACTGAATGCATTGAGCGAGATTTCCTAAGTTTATCGAAAATATTCGACAGATTGAAGAGTCCCTTGTACCCTCCTCGAAAGTTGATCGGTACTCGTACCTGTAAGGCACTTTCCCCCTCTCCAAAGTTTACAAGAATAGTATTCTTAATTCCAAGATTGATCTTTTCTTTTACTTCTGAAATAAGCATATGTTCATCATAGGTAAAAGATTGATATTTTTCATAAAGTGAAGAAATATATTTGTCCTTATCATCAAGAAGTCTCCAATCTTTAATCATAAATTGGACAGTTTTGATGAAATTTTCATTTATGAATCCTTCTCCTTTCTCTTTCTTTTCAGCCTGTCTACGAACATATTCTCCAATATACTCGGTTACACCTATTGTAGGAACATAGAGTTTGATAGGTGTAGAGAAACTCTCATCTTGAAAAACAAATCCTCTTTCTTCATCATCATAGAAAGCCATGATATCTTCATCAATAGAATGATAATCAAATGAGTCATTGTTTATTTCAATCTCTACAACTGCCCCAGTTTTTGGATTTGTAACAGATTGAGTAAGTTTAACTTCTCTCTGTTGTGCTTTCATTGTAATATCTCTAAGAGCAAAAATGTAGAAGATTTTGTCTATAACAGAGATATCTTTATAACTACCAGCCTTTCCATTTACCTGTACTTTTATACCTCTACTTAGAATGAAATTGATTTTCTCATCTATATCAAGGATAGAAGATTCATTCATCTCTGAGTAGTATTTCATTTCTTCTACATTTAAACTTCTAATAGAAGAAATGAAAGATTTAGGACAAAATAGACCTTTACTTGGTAGTTTGGACTCAGAATCCAAGACTGTATATCCAAATCCAAGAGATCCAAGTTTAGGCTCTGGGGATGTATTTTCTTGAATTTCTTTTGAAGAAGTAGGCTCTTGTACCTCGCCATCAAGGAGAGCATCTCTTCCTGTATTTTCTGTATTTTCTGACATAAGATTTTAATTTTTTATAAGGTTTTTAATTCATTCCCTCAACTGAACTTAGTTCAAGGAACTTTGTGAAATAATAATTTAAGATTTCTACAAAGACATTTGTTTCATCTATCGGATTTTCATCTCTATCCTGAATTGCTATCTCAAGTTCAGATTTAAGTTGTACTGTCATTGTAGTTGAAGAAATTTCATCTCCTTTCTTTGAAGCGAATACAAGAAGCGAATCTGTTACAGCATCAAGCATTCTTATCTTCAAATTTTTAAGTGAGACCTCTTCTGGATTAGTAACTTCTTGAGACATGTAGTCTTCAAGAAGTTCTGCTTTTAGTCTTTTAAGTGTATCTGTTACCATGTATTAAAAGGATTTTTAAATATTAAATATACCACCATCTTTTGAATTTATATCAGAAAAATTTATCTTGTTTCCATTTCTTGTAGGAACTGGATGGCAAGTGTTAAAATACTTGGCATATGCATTTCTGATTATACTTGTTACCATATTGAAAGATGGTGGACTTGGTTCAAATTCAAGATCTACTTCTTGAAGTCCTAAGTGAGTTTTTAGAAGATTTTCATCTATTCCAAGAACTTTCATATGCATAAGTATAGGACTCTCTGTTCTATGACTTATGTTCATAATGTTCATTTTCATAGTCACTTTATGTAAGGAAAGTTCAAGATAACTTTCATGTCCCTCTCTCATTACTTCAAGTAAAAAATCAAGACTTTTATTAATTGTATCTCCAATTTCAAATTCTCTTTCTTTTTGAACTTTTTCTACTGCTGTATATTCAAAAATTTTATCATCTACCTTAAGAATAATAGTATCTCCTGGCATAAAATTTCTTGCAAATTTGAGTTGTATAAGTGGACAATCTTTAAAATTCTTAATACCGTATTGGAGAATATCAGCTACAGCAAGTCCAATAGCATCTTCTTTATCCTGCAAGTAATTGAATCTATAAAGTTTACTCACTTCATTACAGTGCAGATATATCAGATCGATGAGTCTCTGAGTAAATTTACCATGTCTCTTGGCATCAATCATTAGATTGTGATATTCTTCTTTTTCAATATAATTTGCCATATGAAAGAAAAAGTTTTTAGATTATATCTTCATCTATTGAAAGTCCACAAGTAGTTGTAATTACAACTTTAAATCCAGAAACTGCATTCTTGATTACACTTTTATTTACAGAGAATGGTTCTATAATTTTAGCCTCTCTTAGAGAGCAAAGTTCTCCTGTAAGTACATTGTAACCTGTTTCAAGATCAGATGTATATCCCTCTTGAAAATGTGAAATGTCTTCACTGTCTCCTACATTTGTACGGATAAGAATTTCAAGCATTTTTCTAAGTGCACCTTGAAGAGTTTTTATGGCAATTTTTCCACTTGGAGTTGTACATGTATCCATCATTTCATCAAGTTTATCTGCTGAAAGAACATAACTTTTACATGCACCATAAAGATAACCTCCTGTAATTGCTACCTTTGTACTTTCTATTGCATCATCTATTCTATCTCTAAGTTGAGTCATTTCAGCCTCACTGTTTGCATGTAAGTAAAGAATAGAAGCACCACCTGTAAGGAATGAAAGTCTTTGAGAATATGCTTCCTTAAGAACCTCAGTCTCTGCAAATTCTTTGGCTTCTTTAAGGGAAGTGATAAGAATTTCAAATTCTTTTGTAGGTTTTTCATATGTAAGAGTAGTGTAATTTCTTTGGATAGTAATATTTTCTATTGTACCCAAGTTCTCTATCTTGTCAAAGTCCGATAGTTTTATATCCAGGTCTTTATCTCCAAGAGTTGCTCCTGTAATAGTTGCAATATCTGAGGCAATAGTCGATTTGTCTACTCCATACTTAGGAATTTTAATTACACAAACTTGAAGTCCATTTTCTTGCTTATTCTTTATAAGGTCTACAAGAACAGCAGGTGCAATATCTGAGCAAAAGATAACCAATGGTAGATTTTCAAGGAGACAGAACTGTGTTATATTTTTAATTTCTCTAAGTGTACTGATTTTATGATTAGTTACAAAAATCTTTGGATTTTCAAATTCTATCTTTCTCCCAGAAGACATTTCTGTAAAATGGAGAGAAGCAAATCCAGATGGAATTTTTACTCCTGTTATTCCTGTAAAATAAGATTCTCCTGTTGTACTTTCTTTAATATCTATAACTCCCTGTGCACCTACTTTATGAAGAAGACTACCTATAAGTCCACCTATTACAGAGTCATTATTAGCAGATATAGTAGCAATTGATTTAAGTTCTTCTTCTGATGTTACATTAAGTTTAATATTTTCAAGATACTTAATAATGAAATCTGTTGCTTCAGAAAGAGTATTTAAAAATTCTCTTTTGTTGATATTTGTATCTTGTGTACAGATTCGGTATGCTTCTATAAGAGATTGAAGAAGTATAGAAACAGAAGTAGTACCATCTCCACTTTCTACCATTGTCTTATTACAGATATCTTTAACTATCTGACTACCCATATTTTCTACAGGATCTGAAAGGAATATAGACTTTGCAACTGTTACACCATCTTTTGTAATATGTGGAAGAAAGTTGCCTCTATCTATAATTACATTATCTCCATTTGGTGCATATGTCTTTGCAATTGCTGTGCAGGTTTTCTTTATTCCAGAAAGAAATCTTTCTTGGAAGTCATCATCAAGGTGTATCGATACTGATGTTCTCATATATTTAAAAAATTAGTATATTAAAGGTTTATTTTAGCGATTACAGTCTCTGGACTGATTACAACATATTCTTCATCTTCGTAGGATATAGAAGTTTCTCCATATTTGTCAAAGATGACAAAATCTCCAGGCTCAAGTTCTTCTACTTTATCTCCAATAGAAAGTATGGTACCTGTTGATTTTTTAGTAAGTGAAGAATCTGAAAGCATAAGTTCTCCCATGTGAGTATCAGATTCTTGTCTTTTTACAAGTATTCTCTTTCCAAGTGGAAAAATCTCTCCTGCTTTCACTTTTCCTATTAAAGAAGTAAAATCTACACAAATGTACTCTTTATCATCTACTGTAATAACTGTTATCTTTGTAGAATCAAGAATTACAAGATCTCCAACTTCTATAAAATGGGGACAGGATTTTCCAACTTGAAGAACTACGCCAGAACTTCTTGGTGTTGAAGATGAAGCGCTAAGTGAAAGTTCTCCAATTGATGTATCATTTTCTGATCTTTCTATAAGTACCATGTTTCCCAGTACTTCTATGTTCGATATTTCAATGTCCATTATTTCTTATGTTTTTGATATATATAGCATTTACACAAAAATTTTTAAATATGGAAGTATATGAAAGAATTAAAAATTTAGCATTAAATCTTCAGGATACAACATATTTAGAAGATTTATCAGAAAATGAAAATGAAAATTTCCAGGCAAATAAAAATACAATTATTAAAGCAATAAGAAATAGAGAAATACTGGGAATCTATTACGAAGATACTACAAATTCTGGGAAAGTTCTTGCTGGTTTTAGACTTGTAGAGCCATATGCATATGGTAGAGGTTACTCTGGAAGTGAAAGACATAAAGATGATGAATACCTGAGAGTTTTTGTAATAGCAGATACAAGATATTACAAAGGAGGTAAAAAATTCTCTATGAGAAGAAGAAGTGTATCAAAAAGTGATAGAAGAGGTGGGTGGAGACTTATGAAAGTTGATAGAATTAGAGATGTATATTCTACTAAAAAGAAATTCAGTACTAAAAGAGAAGAATATAATCCTGCTGACAAACTTATTGTAAATATCATAATAAGTGCAGAGCCTAATGCAGGAAGATTTTAAAAAATGTAAATGTGTATGATTAGGATACCTGCTCCTGTAAAAAGTATACCGATTATTGCTCCTGAGTGGGGAAAACCTGTGGAAACTGCCATGAATGATAGTTCCACAGCATGGTCTATTTCGGTTATTATTGGAGATACTAAATATCTTCTTGGAGGATTTTCAAGTAAAGAAGATATACAGAGATATAAGAAAATGGCAACTACCCTCTACCATGTTCAAGTTACAACAGAAGAGGGAACTGTTACAGATAGCAAAAGTTTTACAGGACTGGCTGATGCTGAGAAGTATTTTTCTAAACTTCAAAAAGCAGAACTTAAAAGAATAGATGATCTAAACAATCAAATGCTTGAGGATTCAACTGCTAAACTTGAAAAACTTATGCAGGTTGAAGAAATCACAAGACAGGATCTTCTTGAAAATCCAGAAGAAGTAGATGTTCTGGCTATCAAACTTCAACACAGAAGCACTTTTGAGGCTAAGAAAGTTGCATTTACTACAAAAGCCAAAGTATTTTTACATAAAGCCAGTACATTTCTACTCAGTGGTAAAAAGATACCTCTTGAAGATCATTACTTAAAAGATAAACTTGAACTAGATAGTGATAGACTTTCCAATATCTTTATGCAACTTGATACAGTGAATAGAGCCATATACAATATTTCTGAAGATATGGAAGTAAGTGGTGGCAATTTTTCAAGTAAGCAATATGAAGCCCTGGCTCAACTTATTAGACTCAGTATGGATATTACAAAATATCAAAATGAGATTACAAAAGAGATAAGAAGTTATATCTTGGAAATTAAAGATTCACTTGATGATGATACAGAAACCATAGAATATGAAGAAGTGAAGACAGCAACCGGGGGACTTGCTACCAGAGACAGGATGCAATTACTTAGAGAACTTAATTTGCACCTTAAAAATAATTCTGAACTTATACCGATGAGTAGCAATCCTAAACTTCAAGATGAGAACGATCCCACACTGGGAAGTGCTGTAGAACTTGTGGATAACAAAAGTGAGGAAGTAGATGATGAGCAGGTAGAAAATCCACTTGAAAGTTTCTATTAAAAACTGACATTTTTATAAATACCCAAAGAGAAAGCGTTTCTAAAGTACATATTCAAAAATTTTTAAATATTATGGATAACCACTTAGAAATGCTTCTTCTATATCCAGGCTCTGAGTACTCAGAACTTTACAGTCTCTTGCCTCGTGATATGGGTATTTTACAGAAGCATAATTTAATACTTCAAAGAAATGCAAAAATTCCAGTAACAAATATACCAGAAATATCGCTTGAAGAATTTGTATCTCTCATGCAGGATTTTCTTGATATAGATGTTGTACCCGCCGAAAGTGTTACAAAAGATGATCTTCTAAGAATCCTACTTGGAACACAGCAAGATACCGGAGTAAATCTCTTGGATACCCCAGAAGATCTCATTTATCTTTCTCCATTTGAAAGAACATCTGTGCAAGAGAGTCTACTTGAAAATATAGGAGATATTCCTGCTTCTATAAGAACTAATATCTCAAAGAGAAGAGAACTCTTCAAAAACTATATGAAATCTGCAAAGATAAATCCAGAAGTCCTTAATCATATTATTAGTACAGAACTTGATAAAACAGATCTGGATATTCTTTCAAAGATGGCAGGTCTTCAGTACTCTTCTAATAAAGCAAAAGATCTTTATGACTATGTTATCAAGAATCCACTTAGTGCTACAGCAGAAGTTATTCTTGGAACATATGGAGTAAAAGGATATACAGATATCAAACTTGAAAATCTAATAAGTGAAGGAATTTATCCAAAACTTAAAGGTGGATTTATTTCTATTGTAGAGAATGCAGTATATTACAACCTGCATGGTAGTTATTATAAAAAAGAATTATAAAAATGGATTTACAAAATAAACTTATAAATCTGCACCGTAGCATATATCAAAGGAATGATATAGAAAGCATAATAAAAGATATTACAGAACTTGGTGCACAGGTAAGCACTTTAAGTACTACACCTGAAAAATTATATCAAATGTCATCAGGTCTACAAGTAAGATGGTATAAAAATGGTACTTGTCTTATCTATAAAGAAAATATTGGAATGATCTATGGGGTAGGACTTTTGAGTATAGATAAAGTATATGTCTGGTATTGGAACACAGAAGTAGGTAATGAACTTGGAGGAATTGGAAATACAAGATTTATTCCAGTTGCAATAAATTCAAAATATCTTTCTATGATGAAGATGGCTTCTGAACTTTTACCAAGTGAAGATCTTTCAGATGACAGTATTTTATCTGTAGCAAAAAAATACTCAGAACTACCTTGTACCATATCTGGACTTTTAATATCAAAAGTAATACTTCCTACTGAGAAAGGATACAGAGTAAATCCAAAGTACCTATTTGAAAGAAAGATAGACAGTTTTACAAAGTATGTTACGGTAGATGGTATTCAAAACATTACAGACAAAAAAAGTATAGTACTTGAAGACATTAAGTATGAAAAGGAAGATATAATACTTTTTACAAAAATAGGAAATAAGAATATAAAGGTAGTTGTGGAAAATGGATTTAAGTCCATGCCTACACCTTTGGTAGTTAAAGAAACAATCAAAAAATTTTATAATTTAATATAACCCAATAATTTTATGTCAAATAGAGAAAAACTCATAAATCTTCAAAGAAGATTTGAAAAGGATGCAAGATACTTTGCAGATAAAGAAGATTATACCTCTTTTGAAAAGGTTATAGAAGATTTCATCGTAGAGGCTGGAAGATTAAATCCAGATATAAATACAAGAGATCTTCTTTCAAGACATCTTTCAAAAGCAAGTAAAGTAAAAAGTTACTCAGATGCTTTACAAGTGATGAACTCTGTATCATCAGATATTACTCTTTTAAGCATGGATCTTCATGGAAAAGGAGAACCTATCTTCGTAGCATCAGAGTATGATAAACTTGTTAGAGATAACAATATAGAATATGCAAAAAATCGTTTTGAAGTTTTTAAAAAATCATTTGATCTTATAAAAAAGAACAACTCAGATAGACTTCATAAAATAGATGATCTTCGTAGTCTTTATCTGGGTAATGTTAAAAACTACAAAGATAAAGTATTTAAATTCCCACATCTTGTAGATACTGAACAAAGAAAACTTTTTGATACTTTAAAAAGTAATATCACAAAGCAAGTATTTGATACTTTTGAAAAAGACAAGGAAATTTTGCTTTCTTATCTGTCTGAAATAGCAGAAATTGGTAAAGCCTATGTGGACAGAAATGTAGACTTCAGTGATAGACTTCTTGATGGATATCATATTCAAAAAAGAAGAGAAGCCATAGGAGAGTCTGTAGATACAGAAAAACTTAGAAAAGATCTTGATAAATCTAATGAAAAGAATATAGATGATTTGCTTGGTTCTATTAAAAAATGCTTTGAAAATTATGTTAAAGGAGTAGAAAACTTAATGACTGAACATTCAAAACTCTACAATGATAGAATAGAAAGAACAAGAGCAGAAAGAGTTATACTTGGTGGACAAGATGAAGTAAAAGGTATTATAGAAAGATATAAAAAACAACTTGAAGATATTATAACTTCTGGACTTTCAAAAGATGAAGAGATTTTTTACTCTATCATGGATGAACTTGAAAATTCTATAAACGAATCTGATGAAAGCACAAATCTATATGAAGTAAGTGGAGAATTTGAATATAATATCAAATTTAACTTCGGTAGACTTAGAGATGATGTTCTTGATGATTTCGATTTGATGAAAAAGAAGCAGATTGACTTACAAAAAGAACATTTACAAAAGATTTTAAATGGAGAAAATGTAAATCAAGATATCTCAAAGGAGATAATGGATGTCATAAAGGAATATGAACATAAAACAGAAAGTTTATATAAAAGATTTAGAGATGACATACAAGTAGACTGTGAAAATTTCATAGAAAATTTGTATGATATTTACACTGGAAATGTAGATAAAAATAAAGCAAAAGATTTTGCAAAAAGATTTGTATCAAGAGGATTTTCTGATGTGGAAGAAATAGAAAGAAATTTGATATACAAAACCAACATGGAAATGAAAAAGGTATCCATGGAGTCATATAAAAAATTGGTAGGTAAGCCATTTACTAAGAGAGATATTGACACACACATAGGAGAACTTATTAGTTTCTATGAGGGTAGAAGAGAAAGAACCGAAGGATTTTTTGATCTTGGATGGAAAAAAGTAAAGAAAACCTCTGAAAATTTCATAAATGAATTTGGTCTTGATGTTGTTTATTTAAATGAAAATCATTTAAATGAAGACAAGGAATCTCTTGAAAAAATTAACCAAGTATTTGATACTTTCAAGGGAGAAGTAAATGAACTTCTTAAAGACTTCGAAGATGATATGAAAGACAACTTCGAAGATGAATTTAAGAAGCTAATGGAAAAATTAGATGATAGATTCCATGACATTATGTCAAGTGATGACTATGTTGCTTTTGATAAAGAGGAGAAAGTAATATCTTCTATGTTCATTGACTTCTGTGATGAACTCAACATAGTAGTAGCAGGATGTCTTAATGCTTTCAAGAGCAATTGTATAAATGCTTCTAACAGATTTAAAGCAGGAATGAGAGGTGTTCGAAGTCTTACAGATAGAGAAATTGCTGAGCAAGGTGTAAAAAGATTTATTGATTCTATATTAACTATGGTTAAAAACATAGAAAGAAGTAAATCATTCAGCAAAGAATATGAGAAGAAATACAGAAGAAATTTTGAAGAGATTATAAACAATCACATCTGGAATGGAGATATGCAATTTGCTTCTGGAAATGAAAAACTTGAAAAACATCTTAGAAATCTCTTGTTTAAAGATGATATCTTCTCTATGGGAGTAACTTCTGATATCTTAAAAAACATAGCACTTTCTGTAAATGGAGTGGATATAAGTAAAGATAAACTTCTTACAAGAGTAAAGAGTGTAGATTTAGTAAGAGAATCTAAGCAAAGACTTCTTGATAAAGTAGAAAGATATGGAGAATCTTATAAAGAAGTAGCAGAGCATAGTATCTTGCCTATTTTCTACAATCTTCGAAATGATGCTAAAAGCATAACAGATTTGAGTACTTTAAAAAAGAATTTCATTAGTTATACAGAGAAAGCAGAAAATGGAGGAACATACAGTAAGTTCTTGGAATCTTATAAAAAAGATATACTATCTGCTGTCGATTCTTTCTGTAAAGATTTTATAAAAATCACAGATACAAAAGTGGACTCTCAGCAGAGAAATTTTGAAAGTAAAGTAAATGATATTCTTAAAGAGTACTCAGATATCTTCCCACACGGAACAGAATACTATTTTGACCAGGAGATAAAAGATAAACTTTCAGATATCAAAGATCATAATACAAGTATTATAGAAGAATGCCACGAAGCATACGGAAAAGAACTTTCTGATATGGTATTCCCAGAGGTTATCCATGAAGATATTAAAAAAGAAATAGAAAATTTGATAAGCAAATTAAACAGTTTTATAAACGAAAGCAATAATGACATTACCATTACAGAGCCTGTATTCGAAAGCAGACTTGATAGAAATGATATTCTAAGTATTATAAATCATGGTACAAAATCTATGAATGAGTCATCTTCTTCTGAAAGAGCAGAAAAACTTATTAAAAGGCTTATTAAAGATTTCTCTATTGAGGGTAAAGAAGAAAAATATTACCCTGGTTATCATTTTCTTGATAAAATGGAATTTGAATTTGATCAAATAGGATTTAAAATAAAAAACCGTATTGAAGATGGTAATGCTGGTATACTTCAAAGAGATATCCCTGGGCTTGTAGATATCAGTGCTGGACTTATGGAAAGAAAATATATTGATGTAATATATGAGCGTAAAGAAGAAATTCATGAAGAAATAGACAAGGCTGTTGAAGAATATAATAAGATTTTAGGTAGTAAAGATAATCTTATGAAAGGTATTGCATTCAGATCAAAATATGAAATTGATAGCCTTGTAAATGACAGTATAAATAAAGTTAAGAATGAATTTAAAAAAATAAGAACATCTTTAAGTACAGATCTTAAACAAATGTATACAGAAGATTCTACACTTGAAAATATCAAAAAATATCAAGATAGTAGAAATCATCATTTGTGGGTAGATGGAGTAGTTGAAAGAATGGAAAAATTTATTCTTGATTTACTTAACAGAACTCTTGTACCAAAAATAAGAGAAATCTTTAATGAATTAAGTTTTGAATTTGGAATAAGTCCAGCCCAAGTTCGTGATGATATTACAAATTGGTGGCGAAAAATAGAATTTGGAAACAAACTTATCCTTAAAAAATACCTTAGAAGTGGTATGGGAGATCAATTTGATCTTTTTATAAAAAGAAAATACAGAAGACTCAAACCAAATGAAATTGGACTTAGTCAAGTTATTGAATTTGTAAAAGGCGAATATGAAGCATATTCAATGGAGTTTAACAATATGGTGGTAGAAATCTTAAATGGATATGATGTAACATATAGTAGGTATAACAAATTTAAAGATATTAGTGATACTGCTAGAAAACTTGCCAAAGATTTCCAAAAAGAGAAATGGGTATATCGTTCATTCTTTGTTAAACATGATGAAATGATCGAAAAATGTATTGAAGATTTTTTATCAGCATATGAAAAAAGCGATTATCATAATGAAAAATGGAGATATCCATATGATGATTGGTATAAAGACAGAAACTTTTATAGAGTTGTTGAAGTTGAATTATCAAATGCTTATTATAGATCAGTTAAAGATCATGAAGTTAGTGGAAGATTTAGATATAAAGGTTATTCAACAGTAATGGACGAGTCAGATAGTATTTCTGAAAACAGAAGAGATACTTTCTTTGAAGCAGAAGAGGACAAGAAGCCTAAAATATCTAAGGAAGAAAAAGAGAAGCTAAAAGCACAACTCGATAACTTCTTTGCAGATAAGAAAGAGGCTAAGGCAACTGAACTTAAAAAATCTATTGTAGATAGAGATAAAGCAATAGAAGATGTTATCCTTAAATATTCTACTGAAAAAGAGAAAATTCAAAGAGAGTATTCTAAAAACATCCAGGCTGCAAAATCTGAGGCTGAGGCAAATAAACTTAGAGCAGAAAGAGATGAGGAACTTCAGAGACTTTCTCTTGAAAAGGCTACTTCTATCGAAGATCTTAAAGAAAGACAGAAAAAGGAAGAGGCTTCTATCAGAGAGAAATATCAAACCCTCTTTGATAAGAAACTTGGAGAATATAAAGATTCTCTTGGAGATGCCATTCATGACTTTACCAAAGACATAGAAAGAGGTATCGAAGATGGAATAAAAAGTAATCCAATCTTCCAATAAAATAAAAATCTTTTTCTCACTAATAATAGAGGAGGCTACCCATCAAAAGGTAGCCTCCTCATTTTTATGAAGTATTTAAATCTGTTTTTCTTTATGCTTTCAGTAGGTTGTACATTAGGTCAAGAATACCCATGTTTGATACTTTCTTGTCCATATTAATTTCTACTCCTTGTACTTTCCAAATTCCTGTCTGTTCTCCATCTTCATAAAATCCTCTAAGTACCATTTTATTATCGATGTATTTTTTGTAAATTCCATGTTTCTTTCCAAGTGAATATTCACATTCTACATAAAGTTCTCCATTTTTGTAGTATCTAATCATTCCATCAAGTTTAGAATCCACTACTTGACCCTCCATTTCAACTTGACCTTTATGACTTTTTCTAATTGTTCCATTTATATCAGAATATCCATCCAGGACTTGGTCAAATCTCTTCTCTGCTTCAATAACTTTTCTAAGTCTATCAAGTCCTCTTCTCTTTCTTGAAGAGATTGTAATTCTACTTGGGAATCCATAAGATTCTGCTACTTTTGATACTGAGGCATCTTCAAAAAGAAGTTTTCTCATTATTTCAGCATCATACTCTCCCTCATGGAACATAGAATCTATCATATCATCAATTCTTGAAGCAGTTGCTTTTTCACTTTCATAGAAAGGAATTTCTCCTGTAAAGATGTCCATTTCTTCTCCTCCATATTTTTCATTCAAGAGCATTTGGAAAACTCCATCATTATCATCTCCATTGCTTTCTGTAAACATAGAAGATTCTGTGATGAATCTTTTATTTCCAGATGATGCTGTATATTCATCATCTCCCAGATTTCTAATTCTGTTTTTGTTGTATGTTCTTAGGGCTTCATTCTTTACAACCACCATGAAATAACTGACATATTTCTTAGATTCATCGAAGACATATTTTTTGTCCTCATAGAGTTTAACGAAACAAACATTGAGATTGTCTACTGCATCATCATGATTTTTAAGAATATTGTAAGATACTCTATAACCAAGATTGTAAATTTGCTTGTAAAGTCTTGCAAATGCAGTTTCTGTTCTTGTTGCGTAAAATTCTTTTGCAAGTTCTTGAATGTCCATTCCTTTTTTGTACTTAACCATGTTTTCTAAATTTTTATTTGTTAAACTTATTTGTGAATATTTTTATTTTTCTTAAATCATTAATTAACCAAGTATAGCATCATAATCATATCTGTATTTAATCTCTTGCTCATTTTCTCTTGCTATTTCTTCATCTGCATATTTCATGAAAAGAAGTCCATTTTTGATAATTTCTCTAAGATAATTTACAATATCCTCTACCCCATAATGCATTGTAGAAGAACCTCCTACATGTGTAGTATCAGAATATTTGAAACTAATTGGAACAATTGGATTGTATATAATTTCTCCAAATCCATTATCCATCTTTCTGTGCCAAAAACCACCATCAATAATGTTTTTATAATAATAGATTTTTAAATCTTTGATGAAAGAGAACTCACTCTCGATGATTTCTACTGCTTGTCTTAGGTTTTCTGTGTGTTGTGTGTTCATTTTAATTGATTTTTAAAGTTGATTGATTATTTTAATATTAAAGTCTTCTGTATTTTGGTTTTATTAATTTACCATACTTGTCAAAACTGCCAACATTAGTCATGTCTATTTCGTGTGGCACTTTTTCAAGTTCAAGTTGTGAAATGTTTACCCAAGTTTTTGAAGAATCTTCATACTTAACTTGTACTCTTGGTTCTGCAAAGTCGATGATTTCTCCTATAAGTCCTACATTATTACCTCTTGCTCTTACCACTTTCTCTCCAATTTTAACTTCTTCTGTTTTCATAGTTTAAATTTTATCTTATTTTTTAAATGTTTGTTTCTATCTCTTACAAATTTTAATGCAAATGCCGTGCCAGGGCATTGTGATGGGTATCAGAGACATTTTTAATATGACAAAGTGGCAGAACTGTCATACCTCTGACATGTCAAGAACTGACAAAAATGTCATACTTCTGTCACTTTGTCATATTACTGATGTCTCCTTATATGACATACCTCATATAAATGTTGGGAGTGACCATCTCTGACCACTCCCAACCTGTTATAATCTGTTTTTAGTATTTTATACTGTATATCCATCATATGACAGTGTAATGTAAGTATTTCCTCCCATAAGAGTTTCTCCTGTTACTTCACATCTGTCAATACTTTCATATTTCTTGATGATATTTTTAATTTTCTTTATATCTTCTCTTTCTCTAAGTTCTTTGAGTGAACATTTAACTGGGAACTTAATGGTTACATTTACAAAAGCAGAGTACCCTGCATATCCACTTCTTACTGATAACTTGTTCGCTCCATATCCAAGTTCTTTAAGTTCTTTTCTAATTTGCTGTGCTGTTTCTTTAATTGATGCCATTTTTATAAATTTTAATTGGTTATATAAAGTAAAATGCAAATGCCGTGCCAGTCCATAAGAATGGGTATCTAAGACATTTAAGTATGACAAAGTGGCAGAACTGTCATATTTTTGTAATGGTTAAATTGTCATATTTCTGTCACTTTGTCATATATGTAAAACTGTCATATCCCTCGAGTAATAATATTTTTATGAAAGATTTTACAATAGAAAATATTCTAAAAACTCCCATAGGTAGGATACAATATAGACTTCTTACTTTAGAAGATGTGACAACTTTACAACTTGCTCAAAGTAAAGACACTAAAATGACTAAACTTAAATGGTGGAGAGATAAAAACACTTCACTTGGTGGCTACATCTTTTGGAACAGGGGAAAGATGACACATGGTACACACATGGAAATTCTTTCAGAATATAATAGGTGTTACACATCTATGGCAGAAGTTCCGACTATAATGGAAACTGACTATTTTAGAGATGAATTTGCTTTCCTTTCAAACATGTCCCCAGTTGATATCTATGAAGATAAGGTACTTAGAGATCCTATTACAGGCTTTGGTGTTTCATATCTTGAAAATCTTTATCAAAGTCAGAAGTTTGAAGATAAAGAGATAAAAATGAGACTTCTAAAAATAAATCCAGGAGAAGCCAAAACTCTGGGAAGAACACTCCCTGGGGAAACTGAGAATTTTGGAAGTAAAAAGGTTTTAATTATGGAAAATCTACTTAGACAGAAATTTGATATTCCTACACTTAAAGATCTTTTACTTGCTACTGGAAAACTTAAACTTATGGAAGTTAATCATTGGTATGATTATTTTTGGGGTATATGTAATGGTAAAGGAGATAATAAACTTGGAGAACTTCTTGAAAAGATAAGAAAAGATAAAGGTATTGCATTATTTTAAGAAGATAATAAACGAAAACCC